AGATTGGCCCCGCGATCCCGCGGCCATCCCAATCGAACCTCACCAATCCGTCGGTCCTACCGCATCGCTGCATGAGGACCGGCAACGTGATTTTCGATGGAGGGCCCGATGGCCGACGACAATTTCGAGGAAACCCGCACCGTCGAGTATCAGCTCGCGGTCGAATACGAACTCAACCAGGTCCCCGGCAAGCTCTACCCGCTCGCCGGCAGCAGCGGCACCTACAGCGACAAGGGCGCGCAGCTGATCGACCGTTTCGGCGACCTCGATCTCGAGGAAAAGCAGAACCGGAACGAAGACACCAACAACACCGACATCGACGTCACCCGGCGCTTCATCAAGAAGCCCAAGAGCGCCGATGTCGCGCCGCTGATCGACCGCGACGACATGAAGGCCACCAAGCTGGACCTGAAATCGCCCGTCGCGGTGCAGACCGGCAAGGCCGTTCGCCGCTACCACGACGACAAGTTCCTGCAGGGCTACTTCGGGAATGGGTGGACCGGCGAGGATGGCGACACCGCGGTGCCTTTCGATACGAACAACATCGTCGCAGCCGGCGGCACCGGTCTGACCAAGGCCAAGCTGCTCGAACTGCGCGAGATGATGAATCTCAACGATGTCGACACCGAAGCCGAAATGCCGGTGATCCTGCTCGATCCGATTTCCGAAACCGACCTGCTGAACATCAGCGAGTACGTGAATTCGGACTTCCAGGACGGGCATCCGCTGGTGCGCGGCGAAATCAAGCCGTGGCTCGGCTTCCGGTTCGTCAAGGCGAACCTGACCAGCGCGCGGGGCTACCCGGTCGGCAGCGAGCTGGTGGTTCCCGCAGCCAATCAGGTCGCCCTGCCCGCCTTCGTGCCGAGCGGCCTGCATCGCGGCATCTGGACCGAGTTCTTCGGCCGGGTGAGCGAGCGCAACGACAAGAAGCATAGCTGGCAGATCTACGCCGAGGCATGCTCCGCCGTCGTCCGCGTCGACGAGAAGAAGTGTTACCAGCTTGTGGTCGACCACAGCTGATGAACCGAGGGCGGGGCCGGTCATCCGGCCTCGTCCAGCCCTCATTTCCGGGGCATCGGGCAGCCCCACGCACAGGAGTAAGCAGCGATGGCCAAGGCTATCCCCGACGAACTTTCCGGCGTGCTCGACGGCGACGGCCAGAGCATGGGCAGCGGCATCGTGCGCAACGCGGGCATCCGCAGCGCACGCTCGAGCTGGGACACATCGGAACACGGCACCACGATCACCGATACGCTCTCGCTCGGCCACTTTCATGCCGGCGACTGCATCCGCGGCTTCGACATCTCGGCCAGCACCGATATGTCGGCAGCGAGCATCGCCATCGGCACGGCCGACGATCCCGACATGTTCACTGCCGCAGCGGCGCTTCCGAATGCGACGCGCCAGTATCGGCGTGTGGCGAAGGCGGCGGCAGGCTTCGCGCCGCTGGAGGGGCGTGTCGAGCTGATCGCGACGATCAGCGGGGCGACGATCCCGAACGGTGACCTGATCATCGATACCGAATTCACCCGCCGCTGACGCGACGGGTGATACGCGGCCCCGCCCGATGATCGCCTGACGCGATCGGGGTTGGAAGCACGGCGGGGCCGCGTTCCTGTTTGTCCTACCGCTTCGCTGCTTGAGGACGGGAAACCCGCCTACAGGCGAAGCGCGCAGCGCCGAGGTTCGCAATGGCCCTTCCCCAACCCACGCAGGTCCGGATCTACAATCGGGCGCTGGCGCTGCTGGGATCGGTCAACCGCAGCACCAACATCGACGACGGGCTCGGCACGACCGACGCGCTCAACGAGCACTGGGCCATGGCCGTGCGGGATCTGACCGCCGAGCATCCGTGGAACTTCGCGATTCATCGGGCGACGCTGAACCGCCACGAGCAGGTCGCCGAGGATGCCGGGTGGCTTTACAAGATCCCTACCGATTGCCTGCGCTGGCTGCCGCCGAGCCGCGACAGCGAGCACTGGTTCTGTGGTGCGCAGGAGGGCAACTACATACTTGCCGCCGCGGGCGAGACGATCCGCATTCGGTACATCCGTTTGGTCGAAGACGTGAGCGCCTGGCCGCCGCACTTCGTCACCTGCATGGGCTACCGTCTCGCCTACGACGCCGCGCAGGCGATCACGCAAAGCGCGAGCGTGGCGGAGGAGATGCGCGTCAAATACGAGGGCCGCGACGGCGAGGGTGGCGCTCTCGCCAAGGCCAAGCGCGCCGATGGACTGGCGAGCGGCGATCGCGAGCGCGGTAGCGTGGTGGCGCGCAGCCGGGCGCTCTCGGCCGCCATGGGCGGGAGGCGCTAGGCTGCGATGTCGCGCGTAAGCCCCATGCAGACCGCCTTCAACGGCGGCGAGCTTTCCCCGACGATGCTGGGCCGCCCGGATCACGAGGTGTGGCCCGTCTCGCTGGCGGAGATGGTCGGCTATGCGCCACGGCCGCAAGGGCCGGCGGAGGCATGCCCCGGCTTCCTGTTCGTCGACATGGCCGCCGGGCCGTGCCGCCTGATCGATTTCGAGCCGTTCGTGACGCAGGGTTACGTGATCGAGGCGAGCGACCAGCTGCTGCGGTTCTACACCAACGACGTGCTGCTGGAATCGGGTGGCGCGCCGGTGACCGTAGCGGCACCGTGGACTTACGAGCAGGTGCGAGCGCTGGATTACGAGCACGACCGCGACGTGGCCTACATGTTTCACCGCGACGTGCGCACCCGGCTGCTCGTGCGGGAGGCGGCAGACAGCTTTGCGCTGGAGGAGGTCGAGTACGCCGAGGGGCCGTTTCTCGACCGCAACAGAGACGAGGGCCTCACGCTGTCGTTCAGCGGCGTGACGGGATCGGTCACCGTGACGGCAAGCCAGGCGCTGTTCGCCGCGACCGACATCGGCCGGCTGATCGAGGTAGAGGCGCACGACCTTTCCGACGTACCGAGCTGGGAGCCGGGCATTACCACCGCGCGCGGCAAGGTTATGCAGTGGGACGGGCGGGTCTATCAGGTGGTCGGCGGCGCCGGGGCGACGCTGCGCACAGGGACGGTCGCGCCCGTTCACACCCGTGGCGTCGAATGGGACGGCATGGGCGGCGGAAAGGACCTGAACGACAAGGACGCCGGCGGCGTCGAGCTGGCTTACATGCACGACATGTTCGGGCGGGCGAAGATCACCGCCTATACGAGCCCGACCGAAGTGACCGCCACGGTGACGCGGCGACTGCCGCTGCAGCTGTCAAGCAGCTACACGATCGGTGACTACGTTCCGCCCTGGTACGAGCCGGACGTCGAATACGATGGCGGCGGCGGATGGAGCGGGCCGGGCGGCGGAAGCTACACCCCCGGCACCTGGCGTTGGCGGCTTGGCGCGTTCAGCGACACGACCGGATGGCCCTCTCACGGCCGGATCTGGAACGAGCGGCTGTGGCTGCTGCATGACGACTGGCTGTTCGGCAGCGTCGCGGGCGATCTGCTGAACTTCGACCGGCTCAACGAGTTCGGCGAAGTCAGCAACGATCAGGCGATCGCGATCCGCCTGGACGAACCGCATCGGGGCCGGTGGCTGTTCGCGGGGGACGATCTGTTCATCGGAACCGAGAAGGCGGAATGGGTGCTTCGCCCTGCCAGCACCTCGCAGGGGATCGGCCCGCTGAACTATTCGCTAAAGCGCCAGACCAAGCGCGGCAGCGCCGCGGTGGCGGCGACCGAATGCGACGGGCGTCCGGTTTTCGTGCAGCGTGACGGGCGCAAGGTGCTGCACATGGTCGAGGCAACTTACGGCCGCTACACGACCGAGGACATGACGCGGTACGCCGACCACATCGGCAATGCCGCGTTCCGCGAGTTCTGCTGGCAGCGCGAGCCGATGCAATTGTTGTGGACCGTGCGCGAGGACGGCACGCTGGCCGCGGCGGATTACATGCCCGACGAGCGGGTGTTGGGTTGGTTCCGCCGACCGCTGGCGGAAGGTTTCTCGGCGCGCAGCATCGCCTCGATCACGGACAGCGCCGGTAAGCGTGAACAGCTCTGGGCCGCGGTTCAGCGCGGCGACGACTGGATGGTCATGGTCATGGCGCCTTGGCGCCTGCCAGGTGTGCAGCAGGAGCTCCCGGTCATGCTCGACGCCGCCCTGACCTATGACGGCAGCGTCGGTGCGATCGATACGCTATCGATGCCGCATCTGGCGGGAGAGACGGTCGAGGTGGTGGGCGACGGTATCTGGCTCGGCAGCTTCGACGTCGGCGGCGACGGTTCGATTCCGCTGGGACAGGAAGTGACAACCGCTGTCGCCGGCAAGCCGTTCGAGGCCTGGGGGACGCTGCTGCCGTTCGAAGGCGGGGGCGACAACGGGCCGGCGCAGGGCAAGATGAAGCGGATCAGCCGCGTCGCTCTGCGGCTGCAGGATTCGCTGGGCGTCGCGGTGTTCGACCAGACCGGGCGCGAGACGGATATCGAAGGTACCTTCCCGGGCACGGACCTTACCGAAGCCATCCCGCTGATCACGCGCGACGTGCCGATCGATCTCGTCAGCGACTGGGATCGGCCGGGCCAGCTTGGATGGCGGCGCAAGGCACCCTTCCCTTCGCGCGTGATGGCCCTGATGGCGATCGGGGAGACGAGCCAGCGATGATCCGCCGCGTGGAACCCTATTTGCCCGAGCATATCTCCGGCTTCGTGCCACACCCGACGCTGGTGCGCGACGTTGGCGACGGCTGCGCGGCGGCGGCGGGCGCACTGGCCCGAGCGGGCAGCGCATTCACCCTGCGAGCAGCGAACGGGCGCGTGCTTTGTCTCGCCGGTCTCGCGCGATTCGATGACTCGTGGGCCCATGGCTGGGCCTTCATGGCAGCCGATGCGGGACCGCACATGCCGTGGCTGACCCGGACGGTTCGCGATTTTCTCGATCGCCAGATGCCCCGCCACCGGCGGATCGAGGCGTTCGCGCGCGCTGATTTTCCCGCAGCGCGACGCTGGGCGGGATGGCTCGGGTTCACGGAGGAGGGTGTGGCGCATTGCATGGCGAGTGACGGGACCGACATGATCCGCTTCGCGCGGGTTAACCGCTCTGCAGCGGAGACGGCGTCGTGAGCGCCGGCGCGGCATTGTCCGCCTTCACAGCCGTTCAAGCAATCGGCTCGCTCGTCGGAGGGTTGCAGGAGCGCAGCGCGATGCGGAGCGAAGCGGCCGTGCTGGACGAGAACGCCCGCCTGGCCTTGCTGCAGGGAGAACAGGAGATTGCGCAGACCCGGCGCGAGGAACGGCGCCTGTCCGGCGAATCGATCGCCGCACTTGCAGGCAGCGGGGGCCTGGTCGGCACCGGCAGCGCGCTCGACATCATCCGTCAGAACGCGATCGAGCGCGAAGTGGAAGTCGGCAATATCCGCGCTTTGCGCCAGCGGGAAGCGCAGGACTATCGCACGGCTGCCAGCGACCGCCGCCGGGCGGGCGATGCTGCGTTGACGCGAGGGGCGTTCGAGGCCGTGGGCACGATCGGCGCCGCCGTCGTCGATGGCGGAACGCGCAAGAAGGTGAGCAATCAGATGCGCCGCGAGCGCGCGAGCCGCCTGCCGCGCCGCTCGCACTTCGGCGTGAACAACCTCCCGTCGGGACGATAGCGAATGGCCCTCCCCCCAACCTATTCCGCCCGCGTCACCACCAGTGCCGCTCCGCGCGCGGAGCGCCGGGTAAGCCGGGGCGGCCTTGGCGACGGGCTGACGGTTCTAGGCCGCGAAGGGTCGGCCGCCTTCGCCCGCAGGTTGGAAGCGGAGCAGCAGATCGAGGAAAGCGAGGCCCGGATCAGGGAGCGCGAGATCGCGCGCGACCGGCAGCAGGCGGCGCTCGACATCGCATCCCGCTTTACCCGGCAGCAGGTCACGTTCGCCGAACGCCAGCGCGAGCTGGAACAGCAACCGCAACCCGGCGGCGCGGGACATGAGCAGGCTGTCGCAGAAGCCCTGTCCGAACAGCGCGCGGCATTCTTCGCCGCCCTGCCCGACGACGAAGAACTGGTTGGCCGCGCGCGCCGCGAATGGGCAGAGTTCGAAGCCCGCGCGCTGATCCGCGCGGACGCGTTCGAAGCGGCACAGCGGGTGGAGAAACAGATGAACGATTTTGCCGACATGGCGGCAAATTCGGACAACCTTATCCATGCCGATCCGACGATCGAAACCTGGCAGGCACAGCGCAGCGTCGAGGCAACGTTCATCGACGCGATGGACATTGGCGGCAACGAAAAGGAGGAAATTCATCGAGATCGAGGTGCGGGAAGCACGACCGCTCTGCTGACCGGTTTGATCAACAAGGGCAGCCATGCGGAAGCCGAAGCGTTGTTGAACAGCGGTGTTCTGGATGACACGCTTACCATTGAGCAGAAGGACCGCCTCGGACGCCTTGCAGGCAACGCGCGCGAGACCGCCGAGCGCGAGGCCGAACTCGCGGTCGAAAGGCAGCGCGACGCGTTGCAGGAAGAAGTCGACCTGATCGACGCGCAGATTGCCGCCGGGGCAACGGACGTCGGGGCCGGCACGCTGGCGAGCCTCGCCCAGCGGATGCAGGATCTCGGCTTCGCGCCGGCCGACGTGTTCGAAGTCCAGAACTGGTCGATCCGGCAGGAAGTCAACAAGCGCTATGGCGACGTCGGCACGCTGAACAGCGGCATTCGCGCGCTGGAAAGCCGCGCCCGCGCGGGCACGCTCGACGTCGGCGGGCAGATCCAGCTCGAGCACATGCGCGATCGCCGTGCGACGCTGCTGGACGAAAGGGGAGAGGCGTTCAAGGACGAGTGGGCGAAGGGTGGCCGGGCCCGAGCCGGCGTGGTGACGCAGCTCTACGCGATGCCTGTCGAGGACCGAGTGCAGGCGGCGTCGGCGCTGGACAAGAGCGGGTCGCTCGGAAGGGCATTGCGGCTCTCGCGCGGAATGGCGCAAGTGGCTGTGGCGGGCGCCGAAGCGCGCGGGGCCGACAAGGAACTGGTCCCGGGGGATCGGACAGCCCAGGCCGAGCAGCGCCGGATCTTCGACCAGGTAACCTCTGGCGCACTGGCGGGGTATTCGGTGCGAGCACAGGCCGACGTGCTCGATCTCGCGCGCGACATCTATGCTGGAACGATGCAGCACTACGGCAAGCGCGACTTCGACGAAGCGCGGTTTCGCGAAGCCGTGCAGGCGGCGCTGGGCCGTAATAATGGCCTGGGGGGCGTGGCGAGCTGGAACGGCGAGGGCGTGCTGCTGCCCGAGTGGCTGGGCTGGCAGGAGTTCGGCCGAAAGGTACGTGCGTTCGACTTCGCGAACGCAGCGGAACCCGCCGCGACCGTTCTGCGCAAGTACACCCCGGTGCTGGTCGAGGATGGGCCGGACGAGGCGATCTATGCCTTTCGCGACGACACCGGGGCGTGGCTTGGCCGCAAGGGCGGAGGCGAGTTTCGTGCGCGGTTGCGGAAGGCCCGATAGATGCCCGGCGCGCTGACGGCGAACGATCGCACGGCGGACCGATCGCGACCGATCGCGACGCCGGAAGCGGATAAGCCGAGTAGGTTGGAAGGACTGCTCGCGAGCTTGCGTGTCGCCCGCGCCGATACGACCGGCTATGACCAGGAACAGCGTGAGGCGGCCTATTCGGAGTTGATCCGCACGCTGAACGACCTCGGCTATTCGAGCGCGGAGTTCATGACGCCCTCGCGCGCCGGTGCCGGAACCAACTACGACAAGGTGTTCGCGACCGCGCAGGCAGAGCGTGCCAACGGTCATTTCAAGGACTTGCCTGCCAATATCGAGGCGTTCGAGCAGCAATGGAAGGCCCGCGCGAACGTCAATATCGATCGACAGGAGCAGATTGCCGCGCAGACCGACGGTGTCACCCGATTCGTCGGCGGTGTGGCGGGGGCGATGACCGACCCCTTCAACGCACTGACGCTACCCATCGGCGGCTTCGGAAAGACCGTGGCGGGCCGTATCGTGACGGAGGCAGTCGCGAACATGGCGATCGAGGCGGCATCGCAACCGATCGTTGCGGAGCAGCGGCGGGCGCTGGGGCGTGACGCGCTGACGGGCGATGAGGCGATCCGCAATATCGTGTTCGCGGGCGTCGGTGCCGGAGCGCTGCGCGGTGGGATCGAACTGGCGCCGCGTGCGTGGGACGGGATCAAGGCCGCGCCGCGCGCGGTCCAGGAGAAGGCGTGGGCCGCGATCCTCGACCGCACCCCCGGATTGCGCGAAAAGGTGGGCAGCGAGGTCGCGTGGGACGCGCTCGATCCGCATCTGGCGGACATCGCCGAAGCGGCGATAGCGCCGGAGAACATGACCAACGAGCTGCGCGGAGCGGTCGCGGCGGTGCGCGCGGAGGCCCGGTTCGCGCAGGCCAATCCGTTTGCTGACGACGCCGCGGGCCGGTCTGCGCACCGCGACGGCATGGCGGCGGCCATGCGCCGGATCATGGCGGACATGGATGGCGCGCCGCCCCCCTCCGCCGTGGCACCGACCCGTGCGTCGCTGGCGCAATCGACCGCCATCACGAGCCGCACGGTCGCGGGCGATGCACGATCGGTGGTCAAGGCCCGGATCGGAATCGTCGAAAGCGGTGGCGACAACAGTGCACGCAACCCGCGATCGAGCGCGACGGGCAAGTACCAGTTCACCACAGGTACGTGGCTGCGGCTCTACAAGAACCGTTACGGTGCGAACGGCCTGACCGATTCGCAGATTGCCGCCAAGCGCGCGGACCCGCGGCTGCAGGAAGTCCTGATGGACGACCTTCTTGACCTGAATGTGCGGGCGCTGGAAGCCGACGGCATTCCGGCGACCCCCGGCAACGTCTATCTGGCGCACTTCGCCGGCAGCGGCGGAGCGCGGCAACTGCATCGCGCCGATCCGTCCGCGAGCGCGCGCAGTGTTCTCGGCGATGCGGCGGTCGACGCCAACCCTTTCCTGGCGCGAATGACGGCGCGCGATGTGATCGCCTGGGCCGAGGGCAAGATGGGCGACGGCAGTGCAGTGTCGGCGCGAAGCGCAGAAGCGCCCAACCGGATCGAGGCATTGCGGGACGATCTCGCGACGTTGCGGGCAGAGCGAGACGCGATCGCGCGCGAAGCCGGAGCTGCGGCCGACGATGCGTTTCCGGCGCAGCTCGACGACGCCGGCGAGGACGTGCCGGTGCTGCGCGGGGACTTCGCGCCGGAGAGTCCGCTTCCCGAAGTGGTGCGCGATACGCTGCCGGCGCTGCGCGCGGTGGTCGATACGCCAGGACGCTCCCTGAACGACGTTCCGGCGCTCGCGCGCGAACTCGGCGTGAGCGAGGGCGACCTGCGGCGAGGCCTGACGGAACTGGCGCAGCGCGGCGACATCTCGATGAAGATCCCGCGCAGTGCCCGAAAGCGCGTGCGCAACGCGCAGGGCCGGCTGCGCTGGCAGACCGATGCCGAGGTGCTGGCCGATCGCGGCGGTGTTTGGGAGGGAACCTTTTCGCGCCGGTCCTATCGGGGCGAGGACGATCTGGTGGCGGCGATCGCACGGCGCGGCGGACTGTCGGAGGACGGGTTCAGCGCCGACTTTCGCGCGCGGGCGGCGAACATGGAAAACCCGCCGCGCGGGCACGACCTGCGCAATACAGGCCACATCGGAGGGCATTTCGTGCCCGGCGCGGGGCCGCTGGTCCGCCAGACCGGGCGGGGCATCGACGAGACGATCGAGGAGCTGTGGGACGAGGGCTACTTCGGTCCGCCCGACGTGACGCCGAGACCGACCGAGTCCGAGTTTATCACCATGCTGGACGATACGATCCGGCGCGGCGAGAAGATCTACCCCGGGCGCTTCGAGCAGGGCGCGCGGGCAGCTACCGAATCCACAGAAGATTGGTTCGATCCGGACGCGGAAGCTGCGGCGTTCCGTGAGTTGTGGCAGAGTGCCGGCCTGGACCCCGACGAGCTGCCCGACGATCTCGTGCGTGAAGCTGCGTCGCGGTGGCGCGCAGGCGAAGGCGGGTCGCCCGAGGAAGTGATCGCGAACATCGTTCGCGAGGAATACGAGGTCACGTTGATGGACCTCGCAACCGAGAGTATGGATGCGGATTATGGCCCGAACCACGACGTCTTCCACCCCGACATCATCGAAGAGCGGAACCGGCGCTTCGCCGAGCTCCGCGCAGAAGCCGGGCTCGACGAAAACCGGGATTGGCGCCGCTATCGCGCAGATGGACAAGGGCGCGGTGGACCCGCGGGTGAGCGCCGCCACGCGGGCGAAGGCGGCGCGGACGGCGTTGCTGCTGCGCGGCCTCGACCGGATACTGACGCCGAGGGCATAGCCACCGGCCCCATCGAGCCAGGCCGCCATTCCGATTTCGACGATCCGAACGGCAGCGCCGCGCAGGCGCAAGCCGAGAGTGTTTTGCACGACATGCGGGCAGTAGCGGACCCGAATGTGGCGGCGCGCGAGCGGCAGGAGACGCAACTTCGCGCCGAGGCGCCGATGCGCGGCGAGAACGTCACCGGCGAGGCGCAGGACGGAACGATGGGCCTGGGCCTGTTCGACGCCGCAGACGCGCCGGGCTTCCGCTTCGAGGAGGACGGGCCGGCGATCACGGCGGAGGACCTGCTCGCGGATCTCGACGAAGACGCGGCCATGCTGAAATCGATCAAGGATTGCCTCTGATATGTCGCTCGGCGTTTGCATCCCCGACCTGATCGACCGCGGCGAGATTCCAGCAGAGAAAGCCGCACGCCTGCGCGCGTTCTACGACGAGCGCGTGGCCGATTACATGCGGGACATGAGCCGACCGGCGGCCGAAGCGCAGGCAACCGACGACGCGCTCAAATGGCTGTCGGCCGAGACCCTGCAAAAGGCGCGCCAGCGCGGATTGCAGCATTCCGCGCAGGCGCGCTGGGTCAAGCGCATGGCGATGGAAGCGGGGGAGAATGGCGTGTTGCCGGTTCGCGCGGCGATCGCGCAGATGGCGCGCATCGACAAGCAGGCCGATGCCTTGCGCGGGCGATATTTCGCATCGCTCGACGCGCTGCTCGCCCGCCACCGCCGAAACTTGCTCGGCGAAGTACGCCACAAGGCCGAGCTCGAGGATATCGGCCGCGCGCTGTTCGGAGAGGACGCGGCCAACCCCAACGTGCGCGAGCTGGCCGATGCGATCGCCGAGACGATGGAACTGGCGCGCCAGCGCTTCAACCGCGCGGGAGGGCGGATCGGAAAGCGCGAGGACTTCGGCTTGCCACAGAGCCACGATTCGCGCCTGGTGCGCCAGGCCAGCTTCGAGGAATGGCGCGACTTCGGCCCGATGGCGCGGGTGAGTGTCCTCGACCTCGAGACTGGAGAGGCGGCTACCGGTTTGCGGCGGGAGACGATCCTGCGGGCAGTCTATGAGACCATCCGGAGCGAGGGGGCGAACAAGATCGAACCAGGGGCGACCTTTGCCGGTGGCTCGATCGCGAATCGCCGCGGCGATCCCCGCGTGCTGAACTTCGCCAACTTCGACGACTGGATCGAATACCAGCAACGCTTCGGCAAGCACGAGACGATCTACGACATCATCGGCGCGCACCTGAACGGCATGGCCCGCGACACGGCCCTGATGGAAGCGATGGGGCCGAACCCCTCCGCGACGCTGCGCTTCATGCAGGACAGCGTGGAGAAGAACCACAAGCTGCGCGGGAGCCAGCGCGACGTCGAGAAGGTCGAGGGCAGCAAGGCCCGCCTCGCGCGCCTTTTCGGCCAGCTGACAGGTGCGAACAGCGTTGCCGAGGACGTGAAGCTGGCGCGGATCGGATCGGCTGTGCGCAGCCAGCAGGTTGCGGCGAAGCTCGGGAGCGCGATGCTTTCGGCCGTGCCCGATTTCGCGACCATGCTGCACGCGGCGAATTTCAACGGGTTGCCGATGATGCGCACGCTCAATGAGTATCTGCGCCTCTGGAACCCGCTCAACGGCGACGATCGCCGCTGGGCGGTGCGGCTCGGCCTGGTGACAGACGACTGGATCGGTCTTTCGAGCAGCGCCAACCGCTATCTGGGCGAGGAACTGCAAGGCGAGATTGCGCGGCGCCTGGCCGACGGCGTGATCCGCGCGCAGGGCCTGTCCCGGCATACCCGCAACGGGCAGTGGGCGACCGGCATGAACTGGATCGCCACGCTGTCGCACCTGCGCGACCGTGCATTCGGCAATCTCGACCCGTCGCTGCAGGCGGCCATGCGCCGCTACGACATCGGAGAGGCCGAGTGGGATGCATTCCGCAAGACGAAGGGCCGCGAGCACCGGGGCCTGGAGTGGATTGCGCCGGCCGACGTGGCCGACGAGCGCGCGGGCGACCGGTTTCTGGAAATGATCCTGTCGGAGACGGATTACGCGGTCGTGGTGCCGGACATTCGCACGCAGACCTTCATGAGCTCGTGGATGAAGCCCGGCACGGTGCTAGGCGAGACGCTGCGCAGCGGGTTCCTGTTCAAGGGCTTCCCGATGGCGATCATCAGCCTGCACGGGCGGCGCATGATGGAGCAGACGGGACTGCGGGGGAAGGCCGGCTATGCAGTGCCGCTGATGCTATCCATGGGAGCGCTCGGAGCGCTGTCGGCCCAGCTCAAGACGATCGCGGCGGGCAAGGACCCGCAGCCGATGGACAATCCCAAGTTCGTTGGCCGCGCGATGGTGCAGTCAGGCGGGCTGGGCCTGTTCGGCGACCTGCTGTTCAACTCCGAAAATTCCTATGGCGGAGGCCTCGCCGGGACGTTGCTCGGCCCGCTGCTGGGGCAGACGATCCCGAACCTTGCCGACGCGACGGTAGGCAACACCTTGCGCGCGACCGGTGTGGGCGAAGGCGATCCAGAGTTTGCAAAGGACCTGTGGCGCGCGGCCGAGGCGGAGCTTCCAGGGCGGAACCTGTGGTACACGCGGCTTGCGTGGGAGCGCCTGATTGCCGACCAGGTGACGGCGCTCGCCGATCCCGACGCTGCGGCAGGCTTCCGCCGTGAGGCGCGCCGGGCCGAGAACGAGGGAACGCAATTCTTCTGGCAACCCGGCGCCCCATATCCAGGCCGTGCGCCGGATCTCGCCAATGCGGTCGAGGGGGAGTTGCCCGAATAGGATAATGATGCACGTCAAACCCGACTTGCAGGCCACCATCTTATTCTATATGGAGAACCGCGAACAGGGCTTCCAACCCCGATCCGTCGCCGTCCGGCCCACTGTGGGCCGTCTCGTCGCGAGGACTTGGGTTCATGACGGTAGCCGCGGGCAAGACCCCCTTCCACAGCTACTATCCCGGCTCCGCCATGGTGGCGGAGCATCTGGATTTCGAGTTCATGTCCCCCGCCGATCTGGTCGTCGAGGACAGCGAAGGAGACGTCAAAGCCCTCGGCAACGACTATGAAATCACGGGCGACCATCGGAATGGTGAGGCATCAATTCGTGCGCTGGTATCCGTCGACCCTGCGGTGAAATGGCTGGTGTGGAGCGATACCCCCCCACAACAGCAACTCGATCTGAAAGCCAGCAGGGTCGTGCCGCTGGATCAGTACGAAAAAGAACTTGATCGGCGCGCGATCATTGAGCGGGAGGCCAACCGCGAAGCATCTCGCAGCCCCAAGTTTCCGCGCGGCATCGCTCCGGTGGACTTCGACGATTTATCCGGCCTGGTAGAAGGGGAACTGCTGCAGTTCAGGAACGGCAGGATCAGCCGCGCAGACTTCGCGAGCTCGGCCAGTAAATATGCCGCTTTCACGAGCAGCGGGCGCTCGCTCGTAGGGGTGGACGGGTCGCTCCCTGACGGCGTGCCCGCCACCGCCGCGAACATCGCGGTGGACGCCGGCGGTTCGGTGCAGGCTTCGCTCGACGCACTGCACGTCGATGCCGCCCTGTCACGCTACGTGGACGCGGCGACGGGCAGCGACGACACCGGCGACGGGAGTTCCGGCAGCCCATACAAGACGATTCAGAAGGCCTACGACAGCCTGCCCCGTACGATCGAGCGCCAATGCATCATCTGGCTGGCGCCCGGCACCTACAACGAGAACTATCTCGAAGGGGAAAGCGACCAATCCCTTTTTCCTCGCAATGCGGTGCTGTTCGCACGCGGCCGTCATACAGCTTCGAGGACGCAGAACAATTCGGGCGTCATGTCCGGGCCCGTCGTCATCAGATCGAACGGGGGCGACGAAACGGACACCTTCATCGAGACTGGCTCCACGCTGACCTATGGCGTCTATGGGACCGGGCTCGGCCAACTCGCGGTTCAGGGCGTAACGATTCGCGCAGGCGCCAACGCCACGGCGCTGCTGGTCGCTCATCGGGGCTTCTACCTGCACACCTACGACGTGCCACTTGATGCGAACGGGTTCACCGTCGATCGGATGGGCTACGCCGAGAGCAATGGCGCCCAGCTGGAATACACCGGACTGGCAGGCGTTATCGACGGTGGCAGCAAGGGGCTGGATGCGCTCGTTGGTTCTGTCATCAACGTCAGCGGCACGACCGTTTTCCGCAACTGCGCCCAGGCCTTGCATGTCGACCAGGGCGCAGTGCTGAAAATCAGCCTGTCGGGTGCCGGCTCGCATCACACGATGGTGGAGAGCAGTTGCTCGATCGGCATTTATGGGGAAATGGGTGTTGTGGAGATCAGGGGTGCTTCGGCGTCCGCAGAGGTCAAGATCGCCGCGCGCATTCAGACCTTTGGCACGCAGGTGCTCGGGGTTTATGCCAACGCTCTGGAAACGATCATCTCGCGCGGTGGAGAGTGGCGCCTCGACAATTGCGGCTTCGACAAGCAATGGTCGATCTACGACACCGAAGTCTATCTGCGCGATACCAAC